TTGAGTATACCCAAATATCTCTCATCTTCTTTATCACCTCTTACAGGTACATTTACTGAGAAGTCAGACAATGCGACTGATGGACGATTACCAGGTACATTAATACCATATGTTTTTGCAATATGAAAAAGTGACCTTCTTTGTTGTGCAAAATCTAACATTGTTTCTTGCCAAACTCTATCAATGTGATAGTGTAAGTTATCACCTATCGCGGCGTTAAGATCTAACATCACCGAATAAATCGATGCATCATTAGTGTTCTTTATTAAATCAGGATAAAAGTCCTTAGTTAAATTAACTAATTCCTCCCTTAATCCTGCGAAGTCTCTTTTAGCGTATGATATTTTTTTTGACATCTTATATATTAATTATTATAAAATCTGATGACGAAAACGCACCATTATTAACCGTGTAATCTATTTTAACTTTTGCGGTGTATGGTTTAGTCGATTCATCCGCAAGTCTAAATAATCTTTCATCATCTTCTTCATCCACTGTTGTTACGGGATCGGAATCATCTTCTGAAGAAATCACCTTAATTGAATTAATATCTAAGTTCGGTAAGTATTTCTTACAACCCTCTCTTATTTCTTCCTCAATTAAATTAAACGTAACCATATCGTTTTGATCAAAAATGTATTCATATATTCTTGTCCCAAAATCAGGTAAATAATATCTACTACCCTTCTTCGTAAGAATAAGATGAATAAGGTTTGCCCTGACCTCTTTTTCAGGGTTTGTAGTCATTTTTAAATAGTCTCCAGTCAGACTTTCTCTGAAAGGAAAGTCAATTCCATATGTTACTGCCATATTAATAAATATAATCAATACTAAAATGGTTGTAAATAAAAAACCCACCTTGATGGTGGGTTTATAAAAAAAGAGTAAAATATGGTTAAAAAACCTTATGACCCACATCCTTCACACTCAAAAGGTGAGTCGTCAGGTCGTATTGTCGGTTGTGAAACCATCTCTAATTCTTTATTATCACTTATTATTGAGTTGGAAGTCGGCATATTACTTTTTTCAACCACCTCTTTTTGTGGTTCCGACTCTACCTCAGGTGTTTTCTTCTTGGATGTACTTACACCTAAACCTTTAAGTGGGTCAACCGCAGATTTTGTTCTTAAGTAATACATTCCTGTTTTTAAACCTAAGTTCCATCCATGTAAATGTGCCGCCAATAACTTCGCCTTTGTAGCATTACTTATAAAAAGATTAAGTGACTGTGATTGATCAATAAAAACAGATCTTTTCGCGGCCATATTCAGTAACGTTTTTTGAGACATTTCCCAAACAGTCTTATAAACTTCCTTTACATCGACAGGGATTTCAGGAATGTTTTGTACAGACCCATTCTCCATTATAAGTTTGTTCTTGATTTCGTCATTCCACAAATCATTTTCCATTAAACTCTGTACGAGGTGTTTATTAATAACAATAAATTCACCACCTAATGTTCTTCTTGAATATAGATTAGAAGTAAATGGTTCGAATGCCTCGTTATTACCTAAAATTTGTGCTGTGGATGCTGTTGGCATTGGGGCCAATAAAAGTGAATTCCTAACACCATACTTAACCACCTCTTTTCTAAGTGATTTCCAATCCCATCTACCCGATAAATCGTTATCTTTTAATCCCCACATTTGATATTGGAAAATACCTTTTTCTATTGGTGATCCCGAAATAGACTCATACGGACCAACATCAGAAGAAATATCTTTAGATGAAGTCATTGCCGCAAAATAAATAGTTTCAAATATGTCTGTTTGAAGTGTATCCGCAACCTCAGATTCGAAAGGTATTTTAAGAATACAAAATACATCTGCCAAACCTTGTATACCTAACCCAATTGGTCTATGTTTAAAATTAGATCTCTTAGTTTCTACGGTAGGGTAGAAATTTAAGTTGATTACGTTATTTAAGTTTCTTACCACTTGATAAACATAATCATATAGTAGATCGTGACTAAATTCTCCATCTACAACATATTTTGGTAATGCAATAGACGCAAGATTACAAACCGCCTGTTCTGTAGGGGAACTATATTCAATAATTTCCGTACATAAGTTAGATGATTTAATTGTTCCTAAATTCTTTTGATTCGATTTAGAGTTGGCCGCGTCTTTATATAACATGTACGGTGTACCTGTTTCGATCTGTGCCGTCAATATTGCATCCATAAGTTTTCTTGCCTTCACTACTCTTCTACCTTTACCTTCTTGTTCATATTTCTCATATAACTCAGTAAAGTTTTTAGATTCAGGTGAATCATAAACATCAGATAAACCAGGTGCTTCGTCAGGTGAGAATAAAGTCCAATCCCCATCTTGTTTAACCCTTTCCATAAATAAATCAGGAGTCCACATTGCAAGAAATAAATCTCTTGCTCTCATCTCTTCCTTACCATGATTTTTCCTTAGGTCAATAAATTCAAAGACGTCGGCATGCCATGGTTCAAGGTATATTGCAAATGAACCTTTTCTTTTACCACCTTGATTAATCCATCTCGCAACTTCGTTGTAAGTTTTCATCATTGGTAATAATCCGTCCGACTCACCACCCGTACCTTTTATGTATGAACCTTTCGCTCTTACATCATGTACGTGTAATCCAATACCTCCAGCCCACTTAGATATGTTAGCAACATCCTTTACGGTATTAAATAATGAATCTATATCATCACCTTTATTACCAATAAGGAAACAAGATGACATTTGTGGTCGTCTTGTACCCGCATTAAATAAGGTTGGTGTTGCATGAGTATAAAAGTGTTGGGACAAGTCATTATAAATTCTAATTCCTTCTTCTACATTACCATTACATATTCCCATTGCAACTCTCATATACATGTATTGAGGTCGTTCAACAATCTTTTGACTAATTTTTAATAGATATGATCTCTCTAAAGTTTTAAACCCAAAATAATCAAAATCAAAATCCCTTTCTTGTACAACCGCACCATCAATGGTACTTTTGTTTTTCATAACGAATTCATATAAATCGTCAGATATTAGTGAAGATTCTTTACCTGTTCTTGGTTCAATAAAAGAGTATAATTCTTTTATCGCTTGTGAAAACTTTTTAGGTGTGGTTTTATGTAGATTGGTAACCGCCAACCTACCCGCAAGTTTTGCATAGTCAGGGTGAGTCGTCGCCATAGCCGCCGCAGTTTCTGCCGCCAAAGTATCTAACTCTGTTGTGGTTATTTCATCATATATCCCTTGTGTAACCTTTAAGGTAATATATGTGGGGTCTACGTAATCTAAGTTTAAATCAGAACACAATGCAGATATTCTCCTTGTGATCTTGTCATATTTCATTTGTTCTAAGGAACCGTTTCTCTTTTTTACCTTCATCTCTATTAGTTGTTAAAAGTCCATATCTCCGAACGCAGAATCTATATCTTCTTCGGTTTCGTTATTAACACCCGCCTTTTGGTATTCCGCCACTCTTTTCTCAAAAAAGTTAGTCTTTCCTTGTAATGCTATGTTTTGCATAAAGTCAAATGGATTTTCAGTGTTAAATTTCTTTTCAATATTTAAAGAATCTAACAATCTATCGGTAACAAATTCTAAGTATTGTTCCATTAAATCCGCATTCATACCGATTAACCTAACCGGTAGTGCCTCAAGAATAAATTCCTTCTCAATCTCTAACGCCGAAAGAATTATTTCCTCAATTCTCCCTTCAGGTAATTTATTTTGAATATGTTCATTGTATAAATGACATGCAAAATCACAGTGAAGTCCTTCATCTCTTGAAATAAGTTCATTAGAAAAAGTTAAACCTGGCATTAACCCACGTTTTTTGAGCCAAAAGATAGAACAAAATGATCCTGAAAAGAAAATACCCTCTACCGCCGCGAATGCAATTAAACGTTCCGCAAATGAATCTGATTCAATCCACTTGAGTGCCCACTCCGCTTTCTTTTGAATTGCTGGAATGGTTTCGATAGCATTAAATAACCTATCTTGTTCTTCAGTGTCTTTGATTAGTGAATCAATTAATAATGAATACGTTTCCGAGTGGATGTTTTCCATTGCGATTTGAAAACCGTAAAAGAATTTTGCTTCAGTATATTGTACATCATTAATGAAATTTTCTGCAAGATTTTCATTAACGATACCATCAGACGCCGCAAAGAATGCCAATACGTGTTTAACGAAATGTCTTTCGTCATCGTTCAATTTATTAGTCCAATCACTAACATCTTGTTGTAAATCAATTTCTTCCGCAGTCCAAAAACTCGCTTCTTGTTGTTTATAGTACTTCCAAATATCGTTGTGTGTTATTGGGAATAGGACAAATCGTCCAGGATTTTCTTGTAAAATCTTTTCATTCATGTTTTTATTGTATTTAGTTAAGTTAATTATATTACGTTGTGTGTCTGTTTGTATATCTCTGCTGCACGGTTAATACCTTGTTCTTGTTTCCTCATTTGATGACCCAATAAAGTTTCTTGTTCCGTGACATCGATATCCATAAATTCATTATCGAATTTACAATTGTTAAAGTTCACACCGTCTCTACCAATTCGCGACTTAATTAAACTCATATTAGCCGTCTTATTATCTTTTTGTTCTAAACTCTTCGCAATAGAAAGAATTATATGTGCCGTCTGTGCCTTTTTAATTGAACCACCCATATCATCTACATTTACAATGTCTGCAGATATTGAACTTCTATTACCTTGTGATGCTGTCCACAATGCCACATTTAGGTCGTAACACATCGCATCTAATTGTCTTATTACAGAACCCTCACCTTTCCACTCTTCATCATATCCTTTTGATCTATCCGCGATCATACAATCCACATAATCAATAACAACTAAATCCGCCTTAAACCCTTGTGACTGCAATTTTAATAATTTTCTTTTAACATCACTAACTGTGGTGTTATAATTTTCCATTCTGATAATTTTTAAACCACCAAAACTTTCTCTTTCTTGACATTCACGTGCTTTAGATATTGTCTCTAACTTAGCCTCGGGACTTTCAACTTGTTGATCGGTACTAAACCCTGACCAACATGTGAAATGTTTCTGTCTAATTTGTGTCTGAGTATCTTCAAAAAATATTTGTACAACATTGTGACCAGTGTTTGCCGCGGTGTTCGCGAACTTAGTAAGAATAGTTGATTTACCAACACCTGTAGGTGCCAATATCATACCTAACTCACCTGTACCAATACCACCCTTTAAAAGGTTGTCCAATCCGTCTATTCCTGTTGGAATTGGTACTCTTGGGTCAATATCCAACGCATTATCAAGATCATCGAATATATCAACAATGTCATCGTCTGTTGCCCCTACCTGTAATGACGTATTAACCATATCTGCAATTTTATCATATGATTCAAAATCACCCTTATCGATTATTTTTAACGCTTCGCTCATTGTTTTTCTTAAATTTTGTTGTTTACAAAAATTAAGGGCAGTATCCTTTACATATGTTTGACCTACAATAATCTCATCTAAATTTTCGATGGATTGAAGTGTTTCACTGTGTAATCTACCGGCTAATGGGTTGTTTGCCGTTTCGGTCATTATCTTCTGTTTAAGAGTCTCGTATGTTGGAATAGTTTTATATATATCCTGCAACTCTTTTACGTGTGTAATAATGTATTTAAATGAATTATTGTCAAAGTACCTACTTTCAAGAACCTCCATTATTTGTTCACCGTATTTGGAATCTTCAATAATAGATTTTATTAATGCTTGTTGGAATTGGTTTCCTAATTTTCCGAAGTTCATCTCACTCATAGTACTTTAGTTTTGTTGTAAATTATAATTCATATATTTTGTCGTTATATCCTCTAAAGAGAAGGTCTCACTTAGTCCACCTAATACTCTTCTTAAGATCGGTCGAATGTCCACAGAATATCTCACCTTAGGGTGATAAATATGTGCAGGGAATGCCCTTGAAATAAATACATCGTCATTCTGCTTAATCTCTACTCTGAAGTATTCATCTGGGTCTGGACCCTCGTTGTTCGAAGGGTCGAAAACGGGAAAATAATGTTGATCTTTATGTAGATAATCCAAAGTTTTTTGTTTTAAATTTTCTTCGATTTCTTCACAAATATTTTTGACATCATAGTGAAGATCTAAAGATCTTTTAACTTTTGGGTTAAATCCTCGGACATTGAAGAACCTTTGACAGATAATATTATCATTCAAGGTTAATAGAAATTCAAGTTTTGTAGTTTCGTTGTTACTCATTTGTTTTAATTTTTATAACTCTTTTATTTTTTTCCTTACGAGTTAAACGTAAGAAAGGGTTAAGGAACTTTATCCACGCATCATCTGATTTAGGTAAGACGGTGAATATCCCATCCTCCATCATCATCTTCATCGTGTTCTTATAGGATCTTCCTTCAGGATCCAATTTTTCATGTATAAGGTCTGTGATCGTTTCTCTCGCAATATCCGTAAGAAACGGTTGATCTAAACTCACAATACTTTCATTGAGGTTAAAAAACTCCTCTCCGTAAATACCGTACTTTGTAACTCCCGTTAAAAGGTTTTTAATGGTTTTATTATCCTTGTCTCCCTCAAATAATTCATTTGAACGTTCAACAATTTGATTTAAAGTGACAGGTTTTGTTTTTAATTCGGGAAAAAGTTTTAACATTTTCTTAGTACCCAAATTATAGATACCAGTAATGTTGTCTGATCGGTCCCCACACACTATCTTAACGATTTTAACGTTCTGTATGTGTAGTTCTTGTTTTTCGTATAAGATTATATCATCTTGACCGTATAGTTTCCTGTGTGATGGGTTATATATCTTTGTTGTGTCAGATACTAATTGAGCTAAATCCCCATCAGAAGAGTAAACAATTATATTCTCGGAACTTTTTTGTGTGTATTCTGCAATACCATCGTCCGCCTCACAGAACTCAAACTCACCTTGTCTAACATATAATTCTTCAAGGTACTGTTGAATTCTTCTTCTCTGTCTTGTGTAAGACTCTTTTTCTTTGTCGGTTCTAATTCGTTGTCTTCTGTTTTCCTTATAACGAGAATACATTCTTTTACGAGTGGCGGCACCATCTTCTCCGTCCCAAAAAACAACGATTTTATCTAACCTATAAAGTTCAAATGATTTTCTTAAAGTATTAATGAAATGATATATACCACCAATATGATCACCCTTATAGAAGTAATTTTTTACTCCATAAAATCCGATCGTAAGTAAGTTATCTCCGTCTACTAATAATACTGACATTTTTACCTTTTATAGGTTAAACATTCTAAACCTCCTCTTTGATATCAAAGTCACCTTCGATACCCAATTGGTCTTTCCAAAACTCTGCGTGTTCCTTTTTGTACCCCTCTAAGGATTTCTTTTCTTCAGTAGAATCTTTTCCACTTAGAAACCCATGTGCGGTTACTATAATTCTACCATCTTCATAACCAAGACCATTTACGTGGTTTTTCATGATAGAAATCTTTGTTCTTGTTGCGAATTTTACCTTTCTCTTGTCTTTAACGGCAGAGATAGGGTTAGTACCCGCATTTTTCTGATTACCAAATCTAAAAACAAGTGTAGAGTTTAACCATATTGATTCTCCACCCTTAGCCTTAATTTTTGGTTGACTAAATGGGTTGTCAGGTAATTCTACCCAAGGTTGATTTACAATAACAAGTGTATTTGTAAATTCTGAGTCAACTCTTCTTGAACCTGAAATTCTCTGATTTATACCCATACCTATTTTGTCCGCTAATGTGGATGCATTATGTTGTTTTCCACCTTTACCGTCAAATGTCATTTTACAAGGTACCGAACCAACGGAATCCCAAAGAAATAGTAAATCATATTCTAATTCACCTTTCTTCTGAGCGTCTATTAATTCATTTATGTAATCAGTAATTTGTTCTATATATTGAAATTCGTTATTGAAGAGAAAGAATCCATCATATTCGATTTCTCCTGTTTCCTCATCAACTGTTTCATCAAGATCGAGACCCATTAATTTTGCGTGTGGGAAATCCCATTTCTGTTCTGTAATTATAAAGACAGGAAGTACACCTTTTTTCTGTGCATCAACTGCGGTTTTGACAAGTGCAGTTGTTTTACCCGTATCTGAATGACCTAACATCATATTGATATGTCCCATACATGGACCTGGTAGTCCTGTCGCATCTAAAAACGCATCACCTAAATCAAAAAACTTATCAGACTTAAACTTCGCTTGTTTTGAGAACTTGGACTTAATACTTTTAAAATCTTTTTTCTTAATTGCCATATTGTGTTTTAAAATGGACCCACCCGTAGGGACCGACTAATCGGTTTTGTAGCTCCACCAGATGTTTCCATCAAACTCTTGTGGGTGGGTCCGTGTTAATTAAAATGGTAGGTTGTCGTCTACTTTTGTTGTTGCTTGTGCATCTTCTACTTCAACCTTAGGTGTCATTGCTGATCCACCAAACGTTTCTTCACCACCCATAGAAGAAATAAACTTCTTGGCGTCTTTGTCCCAAACAGGGTTTTCACCTGATGCAACTAATTGTAAGTATTCAAGAGGTTTTATTGAATAAACATCTCTCCAAGTTTGTGGATCGTTTGTCCATGCATTTGATACTTCAGGATCAGTATGTAAACCTGACTTATCTTCTTGAATGATTGAGTTGATTGTAGTGTATTCTCTTCCATTGTTTGCCTTAGTTACGGCTAACGATAGTATTAAATCTCTACCCTCAACAACATCAGTGATATCACCTTTACTTCTAATGATTGGAATAATTTTATCTAAATTACCATCACCCTTATAGTTGTGTTTAAATCTCCAAAATTTTGGACCATCTTGTTCGTTATCTCTATCAATAACTTTAACTATATAGAATTTCTTTGCTCTATAGTTTCTTGCCAAGATTTTATCATCCTCACTTCCTGTTGATAATAAACTTTGTCTAACCTCATTTAATGGAGATACCTCACCATCTTGAGATGGGTCGTAAAGTTTTAACCACTTTCCATCCACCTGTACTTCGTGGAATGCGATTTCTTGAAATGGACTTGTTCCATCAGTTGTTGGGAGAATTCTAATTCTCTTTTGTCCTGATTGTGTCCCTTTAGGTAGAATTGTTGTGAAGTACCTTTTAAGTCTTTCTTCACTTGAAATTCTGTTGCCGCCTGCGGCTGGTTGTGTGTTCTTCTCATATTGAGAAAGAATTGCATCGATTGAACTCATAATTTTAAATTTTAATTTATTAATGTTATATAAAAAAGATACATAAAAAAAGTCCAAGAGTCAACCCCTTGAACTTTATTAATTTTAAATATGTAGTATTTTTTACTTAAGTGTCAGTAAATATGATAATTTGTTAACCTGTGCCAACATTTCGTCTTTGATGTTTAGTAAATCTGTGTCTTTTGGATTTATCTCTATCTGATGTAGACTACTTCTTACCGTTTTTATCATTCCAAGTAAATCAATATCGGAAAGATTCTGAATAGATATGTGTGTTTCTTCTTCTTCTAATTTAAATCTACCGTAGATTCCCATCGCGACTTCAACAAAATTGTCAATTAAGTCGTTTAACACATTATATGTTTCCCCAAACGACACGTGTTTTGCGTGACTCTTAGTTTGCCAATGTAATACCTTAAGTTGTGATTGAACTTCAAGAAAAAATTTTACGTTACCACTCAACTTCATTTTCGTCCGGTTTTTCTTGATTAAATGAATCTCTCATTTCACCTGGATTATAATCCGATACGTCTTGTTTAGTTATAACATATTCGTTTTTACCACTTGCTTTCATATCAAGTTGTTTCTGAGAGAAAAACTCTGCAGGGTTTTGACTAAATGGGTATGAATCCAAAGATCTCATTTCAAGTCTCTCTACTGCCGTAGGTTCTTTCATGTCCTCAACCTTAGATTCTAAACCATCTATCTTAGTAATAACATTATCCATTTGAGATAATTTACTTTCCAAATCATCTAGTTTAGAAAAAAGGTCACCCATTTTACCCATTACTTGATCATTGTCTGTCTTAGAGGTATCTAAATCGTTTTTAATGTTTTTAGTCATGTTAACAAGGTCTGTGATGTCAACTTCTTCAACATCTGGTTCAATACCACCGTCAACAGGTTCATCTACAGGTGCATCACCAACAGGTTCCTCTGCAGGAATATCGTCCATAGGAATATCATCCACAGGAAGATCGTCTACAGGTGCGTCACCAACAGGTTCCTCTGCAGGAATATCATCTAAAGGAGCATCACCAACAGGTTCTTCTTGTTCTTGTATTAAATTCTTACCGTACTTATTAATACTACGGTATCTCATTAATTCTTCGTGTAGTTGTTTTTCTAAATTCATCTTTTAATCTCTTAATAATTGTCTACCGTCTTCGGTAATGTATTTTTTATTAATTCTCTCTACGAGACCATCTTTACTTTTGATTGTGTAACATTCACCAGTGTTCATATCACACACTTCTTGTTCTGTCCCCTCTTCGTTAAGGTTCTTAACCGTCTTGTTTCTTAAAAAACCATCAATTGCGGATCCTATTTTGATATTGCTCATAATATTCTTTTTATTATAAATATCAAGTTTTTACTAATTGTCCTCTTTATCGTATATTAAAATAAATAACGTCCCCTTCTTGTAGTTTTAGATCTTTCATTAACTGTTTAGATAATGCCATACCACTATAGGTTTTTTTGTCTCCAATCGTTAAAATAGATCCCCCTTCATCTGCGGGTCCCGTTATTTGTCTTGTGGCTCCCCCTGAACTATCTAATACGGAAGAACTCACAATAGTTTTAGTTATACCGTTTTTTGGATTTTTAAAATCTGTTGAAGAT